GCTGCCACCGCCTCACGGTACGCAGGCGCAGCCCGATGCTCATCGGACTCCGACTGCACCCACCACGCCTCATACTCGCTACGAGTCATACCAGACGACGGCACCTCCGGGTACTCCGAACCCTTCACTGTCTTCAAGTGCGGCATAGGCGACTCGTTGAAGTCAATCCCATACAAACGCAACCGCTCGTTATTCGACAACTCGTAACGCCACGGCTCACGCCCCATCCCACCGCTTACGTTCGGACAACCAGCGTCTATCTTGAACTGCGCCAACGCAGTCCTAGGCACAAAAGCATCATCGTCATCCCACACGATGAACTTCCGTAGACGCTGAATCTCGTCATGAATCGTTTTCATATCATCTCCCTTTTGTCATGGTTTTTTTGGACTGTCCTCCAGTCCACTCTCTCTTTCACTTTGTTCAAGAGAGAGTGGACAGGAGTCCGTTGTCTAGCGCAGTATGTCTGCGTCTGCTGCTGCTAGGAACTCGTCACGATCACCGCCAACGGCGGCAAAGTAGATGTCGGACAGCGTTACCGCCAGCATCCGTCGCATCAACTCAGCGGCAGCACTAGGATCGTTGGCAGTCTCGTCATCGTCGGCTATAGCGTGAACGAACGGCCAGAACGCAGCGTCCAGATCCCTATACGCCTTCAAACACCGGGCAATCTGCTTGAAAGTTGCTTCCTCGTGGGTTGTGTTCTTCATTGTCATGGCATCCCTTTCATCGTCGAAACTTTGGACTTCTCCAGTCCATCTCTTCTCTTACTTCATAAGAGAAGAGATGGACAGGAGTCTTACCGTTAGAAGTCGTCCAGTCCGGGGCATCCGATGTCGCCTGCCATATGCGGGGCGACAGTGGCATTGGCTAGAGCCGCATTGATCTTCGTATTGATACGAAGATTCGTGCGCCGGATATCAGCCTTCCGAATCTCCCGCCTTACGAGAGATCCAATGGCCGACTCAATGCCGTACTCTTCGTTACCGAAGAGTACGGCATCCAAGTCCTCATCAAACTCGGAAATAGCATCCCAAACCTGATCTTCGATCAGGTTCCACACAAACTTGCGAAGCAAGTTCTTCATAGCACCTCCCTGTACGCGCCTACCTCATCAGGGCCGGATGGCGAATCCCGACCGACACCCGGTCCCTTCAGGGACCGGGTGTTTCGGCTGAACTAGACCGTGATACCAAGCAGTTCCTGCTTGGCGACAATCTTGTTCTGGACTGAAGTCCAAGACGCCGGAGTCATCGCCATGGCTTCCTTCAGGAAGCCATTCGCCAAGACCAAGGTCTTGGCGTTCTCCGCCTTCTGAACCTTGCCGTTGATCTGACGCCACAGAACCTTGTTCTGTGCTTTCCGGGCTGCCCGGTCCACCTTCGGTGCCGACGGCTTCGCCGTCTTCTTCGGGGCCAACGGATCAACCTTCTTCTTCGAAGAAGTCTTCTTCTTCGCCGGAGCCTTCGGCTCCGGTGCCACGGACTGCAAAGCAGTCTCCACAGCGGCCTTTACGATCAACTCCAGTTGATCGTTCGTGAGGGTGATTGTCTTCGTCATGGATTTCCTCCGATTGGGATTTTTTTTCGAGGGGCCATCCCCCGATATTCCCTTTCACTACGTTCAAGGGAATATCTGGGGATGCTCCGCTGCCGCCGAACCTCTCGCCCACGTACTGTTGCAGAGCAACAGCGCCTGCCCGGTCGGCTGCGCGTTGAACTCCCTTCGGGAGTTCTGATTTGGCCGGTTTGGCTCGCATTTCCTACGGAAATGCCGTGCGCGCGCCCGAGGACCGTCGGACTGCGGGGGGCACCCCCCTACGGGGGGTGGGGGTCCAGTCTATATCTATGTATAGATATGGGTTCCCGGTGCGTTCTGTTATATACCTTTGGCCTGTATGCGCATAAAGGTACTCAGTAGGTACTTAGTATCATCTCCCGGCTGGGGGCCGGGAGATGGTACTTAGTACCGCCTCCCTCCCTATAGTAAAGACCGTTTGTCCCACAGTTTCTACAGATACCTGCTATCTGTTTTACCGATACCCCCCCCAGACGCCCGAATGGGACACCGGCATGTTATGGTGAAGACGCATACAGAACGGAGACAAACATGCCGCAAAACGGTGGCGGACAAGGCTGGCATTGGGACGAAGAAAGCGGCCAACAGATCATGCCTGACCGCTGGCAAGACTTCCTAGACTGGCTACTCAGAGGACCAGAGCGCCAGCCGCGCACACAGCGCGACTGGGCGACAGAAAACAAAATACATGAAGATTCGCTACGGCGAATCAAACGCGACCACCGGTTCATCAAAGAATGGGACCGGCGTGCAGCAGAACTGAACATCAACCCGGAACGGGTTCAGAGCGTAATCGACTCGCTCTGGCAGAGGGCTTCCGATGGCGATGTGAAGGCGGCTTCTTTGTATCTTCAGTACATTGAGAAGTTTACGCCTAAGCGTAAGGTTGTTGTTGATGATGAGCGGGACGTTGCGGGCTTTAGTGATGAGGAGTTGGCTTCTGCTTTGGAGGCTGAGGTGCGACATTTGAGGATGGTGGAGAGTGCCTAGGGTTGGTAAGAAGCATTATTCGTATAGTGCGAAGGGTAGGGCTGCTGCTAAGGCGGCGGCGAAGCGGACTGGTAAGAAGGTTACTCACGCTAAGAAGCGTAAGTGATGCCGGGGCTTGTGTTGCATGAGGGGAAGTGGGTTCCGTATTATGTGCGGGAAGAGGCGTTGGGTGAGCGCCCTGTGTTGGACCCGTTTTTGGATGATGGGCCGCTTGTATGCGGCGTTGAAGACCCTGAGGTTTGTGAGTCGTGTCAATGAGGTGGGGGATGTCGATAGCGGTGACTGCCCTGTTTCTGTTTGTTGCGTTTATGGTTTGGGGTTTGGGTCGGACGTTACAGTCGTTGTTCGATTAGATGGGGCGTCTGAGTGAACTGCGGCAGGAAGCCGAGTGGCGGCACTGTGTTGCGGATGAGTCGTACTTCTTGCGTATGTATTGGCATATTGCCCATCCTGCTCATGGCCGAATATTGTTTGATCTTCGGGGTGCCCAGTCTGAGGCTTTGAAGCGGTGGGATGATAACCGTTATTCGTTGACTTTGAAGGCCCGGCAGATTGGGTGGACGACGTTGGTCGCCGCCCACCAGTTTTGGTTGGCGTTTTTTAAGGAAGATCAGAATATTATTGATTTGTCGCGTACAGAGCGGGAAGCGGTGCTGCTTTTGCGTAAGACGAAGTATGGGCACAAGTATTTGCCGGATTGGATGTTGGATCGTGGCCCACGGTCGTTGGTCGATCATCAACAGAGGATGGTTTTTAGCAATGGTAGTCAGATTACTTCGATGCCTTCGGCGTCGGACCCTGCCCGTGGCGAGTCTGCGTCGCTGGTTGTAGTTGATGAGTGGGCATTTTTACCTAACCCAGAGGAAGCGTGGGCGTCCATTGAGCCAGTGGCCGATGTCGGAGGCCGAATCATTGGTCTTAGCACGGCGAATGGAAGCGGAAACTTCTTTCATCACTTATGGACGGGTGCGACGACGGGGAACAACAAGTTTGATCCGATGTTTTTTCCGTGGTCTGCGTCGGAGGATCGGGACGAGTCGTGGTATGAGGGTAAGCGGCAGTCGATGTTGCCGTGGCAGTTGGCTCAGGAGTATCCAACGTCGCCTGAGGAAGCGTTTGTGAGGTCTGGTAACCCGGTGTTTGATCTGGATGTTCTTGATCGCATGTATGTGCATTTGCGTGCGGGGGAGCAGGGTTATCTGCATGAACTTCAGAAGAATGTGTTGGAGTTTCGATGCTGACTGTGTGGGAGTATCCGCAGCGTTGGAGCGGTTACGTGTTGGGTGTGGATACTGCGGAGGGTTTGGGTCACGGCGATTATTCGTGCGTGCAGGTTATAGATGTGAAGGAATGTCAGCAGGTTGCTGTGTGGCATGGCCGTATTCCGCCTGATGAGTTGGCTCATGAGGTTTACAATCTTGGTATTTGGTATGGGAATGCTTTGTGTTGTGTGGAGTCGAACAATCATGGGTTGACGACGATTGTTCAGTTGCGTCAGTTGGGGTATCCGAATCTGTTTCGTAAGCGTTCGTTGAATAAGGAAACGAATCGGATGTCGCAGGAGTTTGGTTGGAAGACGACGCGAACGTCGAAGCCTTTGATGATTGATGATTTGGCTATGGCGTTGAAGAATGAAGAATTGGTTCTTCATTGCAAGGACACGATGGGCGAGTTGCGGACGTTTGTTCGCAATGAGCGGGGTTCGATGAATGGGTCGCCGTATGACGACCGTGTTATGGCTTTGGCTTTGGCGAACCAGATGCGCAAGTACGCTTTTGTGCCTGAGTACGTGCAGAAGGTTGATGATTCTTGGACGTTTGATTGGTGGCGCCGACAGGTGCCTACGGGTACCCCGGATGCTGATACCATCGGTTTGAACACGATCCGTGGGACACCCTGAGTGTTGTATAGGACATAACTAGACTAGGAGAGTCCTTTATGAGTAAGCCGAACAAGTACAACGCTTCTGGCATGGGAGCCAACCCGGTTCTCAATTCGAAGCAGTTGTATAATGGCCCTGCCCGTCCGGGCGGTTCGCAGAAGGCCACGTTGCGTGCCGATGAGGGCGGGAACCGCCAGCACAGCAACGAGCAGGCACCGCGTTCAACGCCGCACAACCAGCATGGCATTCATGGTTCGGTTGAGCCTTCGGCCAAGCAGCCGAAGAGCGCCAACCATCCGAGTTGATTCTTCCAAGTAACGCAACTTACGAACAGTTCGAAGCGTATGTTACGGACCTGAAGGGTCCGAAGAGTCGTTTGGAGTTGGCGGAGTTGTGGGAGTGGCGTCAGAAACTGCAAGGTATCCGAATAGATACCGGGCGGGGAATGCGCGCCCAGTTACCTGTTGATGAACAGGACATGACTTTGCGCCAGCGAGAACAGAAGATCATTGATGAAGCCCATGCTGCGGGGCGCACGATTGAGAGGGCGTCTGCCTGATGGCACGCGAAACCAAGGCGGAGGAATTCGCTAAGGTAAAAGAACGCATTGACATGACGCACCGTTGGCGTGTCGATGAGGGGTACGACACCATGTGGCGTCGTATGATCGACATGTACCGGGGTAAAACATACTTCGGGGGTTCTGCGGGAACAGTCGGCAATGTCGGCTACGACCGTGTGTCTGTGAATCTTGCTTTCAGCACCATCAATGTGATCGCCCCTTCGGTGGCGGTCAACCATCCGAAGATCACTGTTACGGCAAACAAGGAAGGCGACGAAGATCGCGCCGTGTTTGTTGAGGCGGTCATCAATTACCTGTGGCGGCATCACGACTACCGGAAGCCTTTCCGGCGGGCCGTGAAGGATTACCTGATTCTGGGTCACGGGTGGCTCAAAGTCGGGTGGCGTTTCGTCGAAGAGGAACGCCAACTAGATCAGGGCCAAAAAGACGCAGAGATCGCTAACGCCGCCCAAGAAGTACAGGACTTTGCCTATGCGAACCCTGCGATGGCTGGGGATCTCCCCACCGATGAAGACATCATCGCGTCGGCACCTTCGACACGAATGGAAATTGTAGAAGATCAGGCATTCGTTGAACGGATCAGCCCGTTCGACATGCTTGTTGATCCTGAAGCGACCTGCCTAGAGGACGCTAAATGGATTGTTCAACGTATCGTGCGGCCATTGTCGGAAGTCAAGAAGGACAAACGCTTCAAGGGTGGGGTGCGTCGTGCGCTCACCGCTGATGCCGGTGTGCGGTACCGGTGGGATAACGATTCTGAACGCGAAAGGTACTCCGATCTTGTTGATCGGGTAAGCCTTTACGAGTATTACGACATCCAACGCGGCACGATGTCTGTATGCGCTAGTTCTGGCGAAGATTACCTATTGGACCCGACGCCGATGCCGTACACGTTCGGGCACCCATACGTCATGCTTCGCAACTATGACGTACCTGACACGTTCTACCCGATGGGTGATCTTTCCCAGATCGAATCCTTGCAGGAAGAACTAAACAAGACGCGCACGCAGATGGTCAACCATCGCAAGCGTTACGCCCGCAAGTACCTGTATCACGAACGCTCATTTGGTCCTGAAGGCCGCGAAGCGCTTGAATCAGACGAAGACGGCAGGTTTGTTCCCGTCGTTGATGAGAACCGGGATTTGAGCGGGGTTGTTGTTCCGCTTCCGCAGGTTCCGTTGTCGCCGGAAATGTACAATCATTCTCAAATCATTGAGGCTGACATCAATACTGTTTCTGGTGTATCCGAATATTCGCGCGGGCAGATGCCTGAGACAAGGCGCACAGCGACAGAAGCCAGCATCATTGCTGATGCCGGGAACGCTAGGGCTGGCGACAAGTTGGCAACGATTGAACACATCATTAGTTCTGTTGCCCGCATGGTGATGCAACTTGTGCAGCAGTACATGACAGACGCGCAGATGATTAGAGTCACCGGCAAGGACGAACAAGATTACTTTGTCGCCTACACGCGGGACGACATCCTTGGCGAATACGACTTCTCTGTTCAGGGCGGTTCGACACAGCCTTTGAACGAAACGGCACGACGCCAGCAGGCAATCTCCCTGATGAACGCTATGGCCCCGCTTGTAGGCGTCGTAGTTGATCCGGCAGAACTTGCAAAGTATGTACTCCAGTTTGGTTTCGGCATCACCGATGGCGAAAAGTTTATGGTGCAGCAACCAACACCAGAGGACATGGCTGCCGCTCAGGCGGAAGCCGGTGCGGCTCCAGATCCGTTTGGCAATCAGCCCGGTATGCCCGCGCCCGCTATGAGCGGCGGTATGGGTCCGGGGCCGGTACCAGATCAGGTCTTTGAGGCGACCGGTGGTGTCCCTCCAGAACTATTAGCGCAACTTCAAAACCAAATGGGAGTTGAACTGCCTAATATGTAATGGGACATCATGTCCCTCTTACTAGGAACACCCGAAAGGATTCCGATGAATATGGAAGCAAACCCAACAAGTGACACGTACAACGTCAAGATTGACGGCGAGGTGCATGAGGTCACATTGGATGAACTCCAGAATGGTTACCAACGACAGGCGGATTACACCCGTAAGACGCAGGAGTTGGCATCCGAACGCGAGAGATTGGCTCAAGGAGAGGCAATCGTCCAAGCATTAGAAGCAAACCCACAGGAAGCAGTTTCGGCTTTGGCTGACGCTTTTGGGGTTGCGGGGGGTAACCAAATCAACAACCAGAATGAACCGGAAGAAGATTTGGACCCAGAGGAAGTTCGCTTGCGACGACTGGAATCTTCCATTGAGGAACATAATCGCGCACTACGACAGCAAACCATGTCAGGCGAAGTAGAGGGACTGCGAGAGAAGTTCAGCGCAGACATTGACGAACGGGAACTTTACGCTCACGCTTTAAAGCACAACATTGGCAATCTTGAAGCCGCTTACGCCCATATGACCTACGGTGATATGAGCGAGAAGGCAAAGAATGCTGACATTGTGGATGAGAAGCGTGCAGCGAGCGTGGTCGAATCGACTGCGGGAAGTCCTGAATCGTCTGTGACTAGCAATGTTTCTACCGCAGTCAATTCTCTTCGTGATGCTTGGTCGCTGGCGCAAGAAGAACTATCCAACGTCTAAACATAGGAGAAAATCATGGCTGCTGGAAACGCAGACTTTGATCAGATTCTCAGCACCACGCTGAAGAATTATGTCCCTAAGTTGGCGGATAACGTCTTCTCTGCGCGACCGCTGTTTTATGCGCTGACCAATGGACAGACCATTCGGCGCATCAGCGGGGGCGCAAAGATCGTTGTCCCCATCATCTATGGGACCAACAGCACCGCAGCCTCTTACGAGGGTTCGGATACTATTTCCACGACTGCTCAGACCGGCATTTCTGCTGCTGAGTACGACTGGAAGCAGTATGCCGCGACCGTTACCATTACGGGTATCGAAGAGGCAAAGAACAACGGTGAGGCCGAGATCATTGACTTGCTGGAAGGCAAGGTAATGCAGGCCGAGGAAACCATTATCCAGAACATGAACACCATGTTTTGGGGTAACGGTGCCGGTAACGGTGGCAAGAACTGGCTGGGCTTGAACGCTCTAGTCGGTGTTGGCAACGATTCCGGTTCCGCTATCGGTGGCATTGATGCTACTGATTCCGACAACTCTTGGTGGAGGTCAACTCTCACCAATCAGGGTGGCGCTTTGACCATCGCTGCTATGGCAACGATGTACAACAACGTGTCGGTCGGTAACGATCAGCCCACCATTATCATTACGGATCAGGACGAGTACGAGAAGTACGAAGCCCTGCTTCAGCCACAGTTGCGGTACACCGACACCAATGTTGCGGATGCTGGTTTCCAGAATCTGCTATTCAAGGGTGCCCCGGTGACGTTTGACAGCGACACAGACTTGGATGGGAAGATGTTCTTCCTCAACACCAAGTACCTGCGCCTCGTTGCTCACACCGAGACTTGGTTCCAGACGACCCCATTTGTGCGGCCGACGAATCAGGATGCGCGTTACGCGCAGATCCTGTGCTACGGCAACTTGACTACGAGCAACCGCTCGCGTCAGGGCATGATTTACGGGCTGACTGACTAAACCGGGAGCAAAATTGTCCAGAGAAATCGCCCTCGTATACAGCAGCAATGCTGAAATAGCGGGGTCACGCGGGTCGGCTCCATCCCACTACGCACCGGGCTCACGCTCCGGGGCGCGGATGGTGCCGGGAGTGACCGACGCCTTGGGGGAACCTCCCGTTTCTTTGGATGGTTTTTGTTCCGCTACGACCCGCCACGGGGCGCCCTGCAAAGCGCGTCCCGTGGCTGGGTCACCCCTCTGCATCGGACACACGAAGCAACAGGCGGCTAAATCGTGACAGCAATGACCATTGCGGAAATGCGTGCGCAGGTGCGTTCGGTTGTCGATATTGATGCAACCGACATTTCTGACACCGTTTTGAACAATATGCTTGGTCAGGGTTACGACACCATTGTTTACAGTGAGAAGCGTTGGCCGTTCTTTGAAGCACGCACAACCTTTTCGACCGTTGACGGCACCAAGGATTACACTCTCACAACGATTGCTGGCGCCCCTGATGCGATTTCGCAAGGGATGCGCGAAGTTGTTGCCATGCGCAACGACGACCATGTTCTTGAATACATCGGCTCCGACGATGCCGACTGGAACTACCCGTTGAATGTGGCAACGTCAGGTTCGCCTTGGGAGTGGAGTTTCTGGAACGACACGGTACGCCTGTACCCGACACCCAGCGCGGTGGAAACAGTTTACGTTCGCGGACTCAGGAAAGCCGATTCGTTTGGTGTCGGCAGTTCTGATTCCACGACCCCTGATTTGCCTGAACCGTTTCATCCTGTCCTCGTAACGTATGCGACCGCTAAGGCGTACTTGCAGCAGGAAGATCCAACAATGGCAAACCAGTACCATGCACAATTTCTTGCCGATTTGGACAATGTGGCGAGGCGTTATGCGGATGTTCCGGCCCCTCAGCCGATGGTGGCTAACAGCCGACGGCCCACACGGTATTTGGCAGGATTCGGGCGGTTACGCTACGCCAATACCGGTGGCGTGATCTGGTAGCGGGCGATGGCCCGCCAATTCAAACTAGAAGTTCTTGAAGCCTTTACCGGCGGATTGAATCTTCGATCCGACCAGTTCAATCTGGCAGAAAACGAATCACCTGACCTTCTAAACGTGGTTGTTGACCCGCGTGGCGGTATCCGCCAGCGCGACGGCGTGGACCGGTTGAATACCACAGCCCTGAGTGCGGACATCGAAGGGATCTGGGGGTTCTTCACTGATAGCGGTACCGCTCAGGTGATGGTCAACTACGGAACCAAGGTTGCTTACGCCACCACCTCCAATTTCACAGACCTGACGGGCATTACCGCCCGTACCGCTGGTACCCGCGTGTACGGGATGACGATGAACAATGTCGCTTACGGGGTTTCAGGCGACAAGGTTTCATTCAAGTGGGATGGTTCTTCCGCAGCGGATCTGGGTCTTACCTTAAATGGTTCTGCGGGCAACTTTCCTCAAGCCCAATACGTCACATTTTGGAACAACTTTGCGTGGGCAGCCAACACGGTCGAATCTGCAACGAACCACAAATACCGGGTTCGATGGAGTAACGCTAACGAGCCGGAGAAGTGGGCGGCTGCCGATTACGTGGACATCGACAAGGGAGAACACGGTGATTACATCACCGGTCTTCTCCCAATGGGTGACCGCCTCCTAGTTTTTAAATCGAATAGTATTCACGCCATCTACGGGTGGGACTCCGACTCGTTTCAAGTTGTAAACGTAACCAACGACGTTGGGTCCATCCCCTTGTCGTCCCCCGTTTCCACAACCTTCGGAACATTCTTCTGGTATGGAAACAATGGGGTCTACGTTTACGACGGGCAACAGTTCATGTGGCTGTTCGCCAAATTGCAGCCCGCCATTGATGATGGGCGCATACGGAACCTAGACAGCAACCCTCCCCAACTGGCATGGGGGAACAACAAACTGTACGTATCCGTGGATTGGACCGAAGGCGGCACAACCACTCGCCGCACCCTGATTTACGACCCAACCTTGGGGGAAGGTGGCGCATGGGTTACGACTGATATTGATGCCGCCCCCCTGTACGCGTTCAACCCTCCGAATGCGACCGCAACCGTCTATGCCGGTTGTGTCGCCAACACCGGAATTCTGGTGGATGTGGAGGATGCGCAGAATCGCACAAGCGACCGGTACAGCGGATCAACTGAAGTTCATATAGAATCCTACTTTGTGACACGATGGGTCGCAGGCCGCGATCCCATCGTGAAGAAACGGTGGGGCCGACCAAGGGTTGTGCTATCTGCGGAATCCACGATCTCGTTGCCTATTCAGATTTACAAGGATTACGACAAGTCAGAACAATCAAATTCTTTCACCTTGTCGGTGACGGGGAAGGTATCTCAGTCCCGGTGGGGTACGGCTAAATGGGATAATGCCGATCCAGATTCGCCGTATTTGGCTGAATGGGATGCGATTGCTTCCAATTTGACGGCAAACGTGCAGAATCTGCCCACACTTGGGACAGGAAGAAGTATTAGTATGAAGGTCAGCGGTCCTTCCACAAATAACCACTGGGAAGTCAACGCGTTGGCTTTCACGTATACGCCAAGGAGACTCAGGTAGATGGCAACTCTCGCTGTTACGAACACATTCTCCGCTGGAACGACTATCGTCGCAGCGGACGTAAATCAGAACAATGACGATATCGAAGCGTTTATCAATACGACGCCCGGTGTTGTTCAGAACGACATTGTTGACGTAAAGGGCGACCTGATTGTCGCTACGGGTGCTGACGCTGTGGCGCGTCTGGCGGCTGGTACGGACACCCATGTTCTTACTGCTGATTCTTCGACGGGTTCTGGTTTGGCATGGGTTGCGCCTACGACGGGTGATATCACCGCCGTTGTGGCAGGCACGAACATCAGTGGGGGTGCGACCAGCGGGTCGGCTACCGTAAATCTGGCGATTGACGCTGCCGTGGATGTCGGGGCTGACGGATCTGGTGTTGACGTAAGTTTCCATAGCGGAACTGCTGGCGATCTCATGTTGTGGGATGCCAGCGACAAGGCGTTGGAGTTCACAGACGCGAAGATCACGATGGGCGACAACCTCATCGAAACGCCAGAAATGAAGGATTACGCCGAAACCGTCAACGCTATTGGTTCCATCGGTGGCGGCACGCAGGACATTGACATCACGGCAGGCAATGTTGTCACCGGAACGGTGGACACTTCAACAACGACGTTTACGTTCAGCAACCCGTCTGCTACGGGTAAGTCGTGTTCGTTCACTTTGATCCTGACCAATGGTGGGTCGCAGACGGTGAACTGGCCCGGTTCCGTTGACTGGCCTGCGGCCACCGCCCCGACGCTCACTACGTCGGGTATTGATATCCTTACCTTTATGACAGTAGACGGTGGGACCATCTGGTACGGGTTCGCTGCTGGGCTGGCGATGGGCTAATGCCTCTTGGGGCGGCTAAAACCGCATTGATGGGAGCCGCTGGCGCGGGAGGCGACGAGGACTATTGGGTTCCCTTGTTGACTTCTACACTGGGAAGCGACGCCAGCACGTTTGAGGTTACGTCGGCGGGTTCCAGCGAAGCATGGTCAGGCTTTCGGGATATTGTTATCCACGCCCGTCTGAAAAACGCGGGAGATTGGCAAACTCAATGTTATTACAAGGTCAACGACACCTATAACAACTTTGAGTGGACGGCGTTCAACGAAGGGGGTAGTGGTAATATCAACAGATACAACCAGTCGGGGTTCTTCAGGGCGCCCACAGGCGGTTTGCCGGGTGTAAATGCTAGTTTCTTTGAGGATCAGTGGCAGTCTTGTATCGTCCGGTTGAACGCCATCAACGACTATTCAGCCCTGAGTACGCATTGTAATGTTCAGATTGAGTCGTACTATCAAGACCTCGCCAACGCCAATGCACATCAACATATTATGGGGGAGAACTCGGTGATGGGGACGACCGCCATCACTTCCTTTGCGTTCTTCGGCGGTGGCTCATTCAACTTAGAGGCTGGTTGCAAGGCTCAGGTGTACGGCATCAAGGGAGCCGACTGATGGCTGCGTTTGATCTAATCGAAGAACAGGTGTTGGGGTCGAACGCGACTAATGTCACGTTTTCATCTATTCCTGCCACATACGCGCACTTGCATTTTGAGATGACGGTGGAAGCCAACTCTAGTGACGAACCCGTTTATGTGCAGTTCAACGGCGACGCCACCTCAAACTATACGTGGTTCAGGTATTATTCGTATAACGGCACCTCTAGTCAGGGCATCCAGTTCGATGCCCACCCAAGTGGTGAGATAAGCATTGGTGACGCAATCGCCCAATCAACTGTTGGGAGTATCGACCTTTGGATTCCCAACTATGCGGATACCGGCAGATGGAAAAGTGTTGTTGGAAAGGTCATGAACAAGAAATGGTGGAGCCAGAGCGGGGGGGCTTGGAAAAGCACCGCAGCAATAAATAGCATAAAGATTTACACTCCGGTAGCCAGCAACCTGAAATCCGGCGGTCAGTTCAAACTGTGGGGATTGAAGGACTCTAACTAATGGCTTACGTTGAAGTATTAGGTCATGCGGAGTTGGGTAGCGCCGCTTCGTCTATCGCTCTGAGTTCGTTGAACAACAACTCTGCTCTGGATCTGTTCGTCATCGCCCAATGTCGGGACGTACAGAGTAGAGCCGCTCCGACATGGCTGAATATGTCCCTGAACGCCAAGACCTCAGACGACAAAACACACAGGGTGTATCAAGATGCAAGCGCGTCTGCTGGCTACCCCAGTGGTGATATAAATAGTAACGCTTATTTCGGCAGTTTGGCCGGTCAGCATGTCAACGCCGGGAACTACTACTCATGTGCGGTTGGTTGGATTATCCACCAAAACACTGGGGGCACCTACAACTGGAACTGGTCGGTGTGGGCAGCCACCATGTATAACGGTTCCACCACCAGCGCTCAACGGCTCGATTTTGGTACCGCCGGTTATCAAGGTACTAGCGGTATGACCGGAGAGATTTCGGATATGTCGGTGTGGTCGGGTTCCGGTTACAATCTAGCCGCCGGTAGCACTCTCACCGTATATGGAACCAAGGCTTCCTAAGGAGCAAAAAGAATGCCAGACCTAGTAGAAAATCCATACCCAGCCGATGTGGCGGTCAAATACACCAACGCATCAGGGTCTTGGGAATATGTTCCCCTCACCGACGAGGAGAACGCTGAGATGGCCGCTCTCAGGTCAGCCAGCGCAGTTGACTTCACAATGACGAGAGATGCGCGCAACGGATACTTGTCTAGCAGCGATTGGACGCAAGGGGCAGATGCCCCGTTGTCTACGGAGAAGGTGGCCGAATGGGCTACATACCGTCAGGCGCTACGAGACTATCCGGCGACTTCAAGCGACGGCACCGTACTCGGTCTGCCTGAGTGGCCCACACCGCCTGAGTAATGAACGAACCGACCGACATCCGACAGGTAAAGATCCCGACCATCGCGGTCGGACTCATACTGTCCGTAGCGGTCATCGCAGGAACAATCACATGGTCGTCAGCACGCACAGTGGCACGCATCGACCGCCTCGAAGAGTCGGTTGAATCCATTGAAGATTCGATGGATATGCACGCTTATGCGCGAGTGGAAGATGTTTCGGAAGACATTCGGGATTTAGAAACACGGTTGGCAGCGATGGAAGACCTGTGTAGCCGTGTGGACGCAATGGAGGAACTGGTCGCTGGGGTGGCTTCCTCTGTAAGCGCCTTATTGATGCAGGACGAGCAGTCTTTCTGGGAGGACTGATGCCTACAGTCGTGTACAAGCCAACTCGTAAGATGTTGGGACAGAATGCGCAGTCTATTGAGTACGAACTTCGCAAGATTCAAGAGAAGTTAGACAATTTGGAAGCGCGAGTAACCGCGCTCGGCGGTTAGGAGCAGATATGGGCATCCGAAGATCAGCGGCAGAGTACGGGTCCGTTATAGGCGATCAGGCATTATCCGTTGCGGGTACCGCTGTTGGGTTGACACGACCCGCTGGCGCTATTGCTGCGATGGTTACGAATGGTGCTGAACCGATTCGGATGCGTTGGGATACGCCTACAGCGAGCGTCGGGCATTACATCAATCCGTATAGTGTGATTGATTTGTATGAAGATGATTTGACCGATGTGAAGTTTATTCGGGTTTCTTCAACCAGTACCGCCCATGTCACTTACTTCGGCTAGGAGGAACGATGCCTTCAAGGATAAGCCAACGTATAGATCAGGTTCCCACCGGGGATATAACTGCTGTGACGACGCCTTCAAATGGGGGCTTGTCCGGGGGTGGAACGAGTGGCGCTATTGCCCTTACTGTGGATGCGAACAATCTGACGGCTCTTGGCGCAACCATCGCTACGACGGATTATCTGGTGATGTACGACACAGATGGGACCGCGACGAAGAAGGTTTTGGTTTCTAATACTGTGGCTGTGTGGGGGTAATCGGTGGCGTATTCGGGTTATGCAGAACGCTCAGGGTCTATGGGGCGTCGTACTCAAGAGTACGGCTATGGTCTTGATGATATTCAGCGTGCTTCCGACCGTTTAGGTCGGGAGCAGTCTATGAATATGTTCCGTACTAATCAGCAGATCAAGAAGGCAGCCCGTGAGTTGCCGGGTTCTTTCAACAGGCGAGGCATGTTGGATTCGGGTCAGTTCCGTAGGGGCCGTGAGATTGCTGCTGGGCAGGCCGAGTTGGGCCGTTCGGGGGTTGAGTCTTCTGCGGAGGCGGCGCGCCGCCAGTTGGATAAGCAGCGCAACTTGTTGGAAGAGAATTTGTATGGCGGTCTGGTCGATGACCAGATCGCTAATGCGATGCGTAGGTTTGCGGTGTCGCAGACGTTGCAGGGTTTGGTGCCGTAATGGCTATGGACCCCGGTCAGCGGGCGCGTTCAGCGCGTGTTTCTAGTCCGATGGAATCGGTAGTTCGTTCTAAGCAGGCTAAGGCTTTGGAGGATGCGGTTGCTAGAACTGCTCAGAAGAGTAGTTACAATCCTGCTGACTTTTCGGCAGCGATTCGTGGCGCTGCCCCGTCCCCAAACACCCCCTTTCAGTGGGGTGACTTGCAGGCGTTGCAAGCAGCGCCACAAACAGACGGAAGCCGACTTGGTGGTTCACCTAACATGCAGGCGATTATCAGAAATGCGGTAGCGGAAGGTGCTGCGGCTGCTGGTGTTCAGCAGCGTCCGGGTCAGCCGATGCCCACCAATTATCGGGATGCTTACAATCCGGCAGATTTTTCGGCAGCGATAACGAAGACGGGGGCTGATACTGCCGCCGAGTTGGCTGCTTTCTTGAGCACTCTTGCGCCGTCGAATGATGGCGGTACAACTACAGATGCTCCCGCTACAACTACAAATGTTCCCACAACTACAGAGGTTCCTGTTGTTGACGGGACTGTTGTAGATCCCGTCGTTGACCCCGATCCGTATGTACCACCGTATGTACCACCGGGGCCAGCCCCTTTGCCTGCATCGGACCCATCAAACTTTTATCGTCCAGCGGATTTGGATTCTGAAATCCGCAGGTTGATGGGTGAACTCACTACAACCGATTACAGCGCAAAGATTAGAGAGATGATTGGTGAACGTCGGACTGGTGTTACTGAGGCTGAGAGCCGCAGGGGTACTCAGATTGATGAGATTGCCCGACAGTTGGGGATTGATGTAGGCGCCCTTGAAACTGGTCGTCTTGAACAGCAGAAGGCTTTGATTGATGCTGTTGCTGGTCGTGCTTCTGGTTTGACTGGTGGGGTTGCGGATCGTTTGGCTACGGCTCGTGCGGATTTGGGTCCGCAGGTTACGGATGAGTTTGAACAGGTCGCGCAGTTGGTTGGGGGTCAGGCTGGTTCTCAGGCTGCTTCTTCGCAGGACGCCATGTCGCGTCTTGCTCAGATCGCCAATATGGCTTCTGCGGAGCGTGCTGCTGCGCCGGGCCAGTTGGGTGCTGAAGCGAAGTTGGCTTTGGGCGATGAGGCTTTCCGGATGTTGCAGGGGTTGGATCAGGAGCAAACGCAGCGCCTCTTGTCAGAGTCGATGCGTCAGGAAGAGTTCAATACGCAACGTGATGAGGCAATGATTGGGGCGTTGCTTGGCGACATGGGTCGCCGCGAGGACTTCCTTACCCGTGAGGCAGAGCGCCTACAGGGGCAGGCTTTCCAGTCGGATGAGCAGGCGGCGCAGAGGCTGTGGCAGGGCGATCAGGCCACGGATCAGCGTAAGTGGCAGGGTGAGCAGGCTGTTGATGAGCGTGCTTGGCGTGAGGGTGAGTCAGTGTTGGATCGGGCTTTGCGGGTTAGTGAAGCGGAGTTGGGTCGGGATCTTCAGCGCGATCAGATGGCTGAGAGTGGGCGCCAGCGTAGTTTGGATCGGAAGGCCCAGACGGATGCTGCGACTACAAACTTCCAGCGTCAGCAGCAGCAGATTCGTGAAGCGAACACTGAACAGGATCGGATCAGGATTGCTAACAGTGCGGCAGAGAGTGCGGCTGCTGCAGCGGTGGCGGCTGGTTCTGCTGAAGCGGCTAGTTTCTTCATGGGTGTAGATGGTCCTGAAGGTGCAGCGTTGTGGGATGCGCTACCGGAGGCAGCGAAGACTCAGATGTATAAGGATAAGGTGGCTGCTGAGGACACGCAGGGTGCCCGTTGGAATGCGGGTTCTTACGCCAATATGGTTGGTAAGTACGGTCAGGAAAACAGCAGCCATATCCTTCATGCTGAACACATGGTCGGGATGACTGAAGATGAGCAGAAAGTCTATCTGGAAGCGTTGCAGGCTGAGGTTGGGCTAGAGGGCGGTGCGATGGATGCGGACGATATTGGTCGAATCCGATTGTTCTTTGCGGAGATTGATGCTGCGAACAAGGCGGTTCAGGCAGCGAATCATATAGCCGCACAGCAGGCAACTGATCTGCGTAATCGTAGTGGAGGGGCTGGAACCGGCGGGCGTGGAGCAGCAAGGACTCCAGTTCGTGGCGATTTGACTGACCCTGCTGGCGCGTCGATGCGACCGGGGGGTAATGTTGCACAAGGACAAGCCCCCGGAACAACCCCTCCAAACGACGAAGGTTATACCTTCGGCTGGTTGGGAACGGCTGCTGGGGGTGCACGGGACATTGTGAATGATCTAGCGCGGCGACGCCCATACGGTTGATGTGGTTACTACTAACCCCGAATCTCAAAGACGCATCGCATACGATGCTCTCGCAGGAGTAACGGACACCAGTAATCTTCCCAAGCGGGAGATCACACGACCCACGGTTGCCATGCGACCGACGGTCGCTGCGGCACCGGATACGTCACCGGCCCCCATTCAGTCTTCAGGGATTGGCACGCCGCGTGAGCGCCTTGCCAATATTCTCAATGTAGACCAGAGCGCATTGGGGCGTGTCACCCCCGGCGTGGTGGGTCGCCCTGTTTCGGAGTCAACGCAGCGTTGGGCGGCGCAGTCTCATATCGCTAATACTGCTCCGTGGTATGTGAAGACTCTGACTTCGGGGCCTGTAGGCGGCTTTCTCAACGCTATTCAAAAGCCTTTGGCCTTTACTACGTCTGCTTTGAAGGAAACGATTGACGTATTCACTGGTGAGGATGCCAGTTGGAGTGACTTCAAGCAGCAGTACAACGACAACTATACGTATGGTCGGTTGCTGCATGATTACGATTTGTTGCAGGATCGTGATAGTGGGTGGCAGAAGTTTGGTGCTGCCGCTATCGGGTTTACTGGCGATGTTCTTCTTGATCCGCTTTCCTATTTGGGGTTGGTTGGTAAGGGGATTGGGTTTGGGGCGAAACTCACTACTGCGGGTGCGAGGAACATCACTCGTGAGGTGGCCCGTAAGACTGTGATGGGTAGGTTGCGTGATCTTGGCGGGGACGCCATGACCACTATTGGGAAGAACATGAAGCAGGGTGATTGGCACGCTTTGGCCGATGATCTTGCACAGAAGGCTTCTGCTGGTGGCAAGAAGGGCACCATCAAGAATACTTTGGTAGATCTTGGCGACAATGGTTGGGAGTTGTCCGTCAGGGCGGGTGAGGGTGTTCCTGCGCAGAAGATTATTCTTTCCAATGCGGAAGTAAACGATTTGGAACGATTGGGGGGTCTGATCGGGGACGCACAGCAGAAGGGGGCTACTGCTGTCGCTGGAGATGATCTTCGCTTTGCTGCGAAGATGATGGCCGACAGTGGTCTGGACAGGAACATGCGTCATGGCGCAGACGAGTTCTTTGACGAGTTCGGCAAGGGTATCCGCGAGCAGGTGGCTGAGTCCGGGTTGGACGAGAGCGTTGAAACGACAATCAAGAAATGGACTGGCCGTCAGGTTGTAGATACTGACGCCTACAAGGCGCGGTCGCGGCTACGCAATAGTTACGCTTCGCCTTCTGAACGTCGCAATATCGGTTGGCTATCAGCCGAAGACGCAGCGAACATGAAGTTGGGTTTCGGTTTGAAGGTGCCCGGCACTGGGCCTTTGGGCAGGAAGATGGGGGTCGCTAAGAAGATAGATGATCTCAGCCGAAAGGTTTTCGGGAAGGGACTTGACAACGCAGTAGGTTTGAAACTGCTTAGTTCTGAAGCACCGATTCTTGGCAAGATGGTTACGGGTATTCCGCAGGGTATTCGTAACGGCATCTTGGCTCAAGCAGCGAAGGCTGCCGGAGCCAAGACTGTTCCAAAGGCTCTCAGGCGTGGTGGTTTGTTCCGTTTGGCTGGTAAGCCTTTCGGTAAAGAGGGCAAGATGTCAGGCAAGTTGGCTGACTTGAAAGCCGTCATCAGAGAATCTGATGACGGCATTCTTGTCCAGCAGGGCAAGCGTGTTGTTCATGCTTTGGCGCGTGGGAAGAATGTGGGCCGGAGTCTGAAGGTTCAGATGTCTGCCCGTGTACGCGCCTACATTGACGAGGTTGATGCTTTCGCTGTAGATAATGATGCGGTTTCTAGGAAAACTGTTTATAGCGCTTTGGGTGGAAACCAAGATGCGATAAGGGAAATTGAGGCTGTTGCTCCGGGTCTGCTTGATAGTGGCCGGGGGATGATGGATGAGTTGCGGGATCTTGCCAACACTTCTAGTGGTCGTGCTGGCGGTTTCTTGGGTTCAGTGGATAACTATGTGCCGCGCACGTTGACTGGTGAGGCGCGCGAGAAAGTACGAACTGCTTTACTTGCGAGAGGGCGTGGTACTTCTCGTTTCCGAGGTGCTGCTGGTGAGCCTAAGGGTCCAGAAATCGGGCGTAAGTATATTTCAAAGCAAGAGTTTGCTGAGAGAGTAGAGAAGTACAGGGAACAGAACCCTTTGGTATCAAAGGAAGAGGCCGAGCGATTCGTTCGTTCGGACGATGGTGGGTTGGACGCGCGAGCGGTGCAAGGCGATTTCTGGGGAACGGAACTGTTGGAACCCGGTTCCAAAACAGGAATGGTTGATCCTAAGACCGGTCAAGAAATAGTCGCAGGCTCCATTGAGGATCAGATCGCTGACATCCTTGTCGCATCTGGCGCCGATTACATGCTGTTCACGGATGACCTACAGACCGCTTTGGACGGGTACATCAATCAGGTTTCGCACAGGGCGGGCGAGGTTTTCGCTGAGAACCTGTTGTTCAACGAGGGGGTGTTGCAGTCCAGCATCGCCCAGTATGTGAAGTTGCCGGATGCTGCTGCGGTAAAGACGGCGCGTGATATTCAGAAGGTCCGCGATGGGTTGGTTCGGGCGACCGCTGATTTGCAGAATGCGATTCGGGAATCGGCTGATCCAACTATTGATTTGGCAAGGAATCGTCAGCAGCAAGACAAGTTGAATCAGATCATCAAGCAGAAGGCCGATGAACTTGATCGTTTGAATGTTCACCAAGAGGATCTTTTGCAGCGGCATGTGGAGGCATCGGATCGTTTCGCTGCCAACCGCAAGGAGATGCGTGAACTTGGGGATCAGATGCAGCAGTTGGAAGCAGAGATTGCTTCCACCCCTGCTGGTCCTCAACTGGTGAAACTGGAGAAGGAGCGCATACGTCTAAACAATGCTTTGGCGCACGCTTCCAACGATGCTCCGACGTTGCGGTTCGCATATGACACTTTGACTTCAGGCACCATTCAGGTCATGAAACTTGAGCGTGCTGTTAGCAGGATCTTTGGTACGCCTGAAGCGTTTGAAGCGTTCGTTGGCGACGATTTGCTGCGGACCATGCGTGTAAGCGACATTGATGCGAGCCTGACAGAAATGGCAGACAATCTGCCAGAGTCTGTTGTTCAGCGACCTGATGGCAAGTGGGTTTACCAGACTCCTGAGGGCAAGTCCCTTGAGATGGAAAAACTGTTCATGGATCTTGATGAGGTTCTGGGGCAGACGGATGCGGATGGCATAGGCCAATGGGTGAGCGTCGAAGCCGACTTGAATGTTGTAGATCATTTGGCGAACGATGCCGCAAAGATTGATTTCGCTTTGACCCGGATGCGTAAAGACATTGATGAGATGGCTGGTGTCATCAATGAATACGCTGAGGTGGCCCCTGAGGTTCTTGCCCCTAATGGGGGGCGTCCGCTGCCTACACCTGATGAGGTGGTGGCAGCGCAGCAGGTGATCCTTGATGCGTCTGATGGCGCAGTTTCTGATGCTGCCGTGATGAGTGACCCGGCGGTTCGGGAGGCGTTGCAAACCTATTACGCGGGGTCAAGTCTGCCTGTGTCGCAGTTTATTGAGGGGGGCGCTGACCTTGATGGTGTGTTGACGCAGATTCGTTCGACGTTGGAGGGCAGCGTTGATGGGGTCAACAGTGTTCTGAAAACAATCCAAGATACTGCCGCAGCGGCTGGTCAGCCTGTCCGCTTGCGGGTTGTTGACGCCGATGGTACGGAACGCTTGTTGACTGTTGCCGATTACGTGCAGTTGGAACACCACTACAAGGCGATGGAACAATACCGTTCAACGATGAGTTCGCCTATTGCTAATACGCGACCCGAAGTTGAAGACATCCTCAATGGGACACCATTGAGCGACGGGCCCCTAGGTAGCAACGAGGGGGGGCTATTTGAATACGACGGAAGAAAGTATTACGTCAAACGGTATGACGACATGACTGCTGGTGGCGATCCGATGCCTGCGGGCACCGGTAGAAGGCGTCTTACCGGTGAGGTTCTGGGCAACGCCTTGTATCGGGAGTTGGGTCTTGCCGTTCCTGACTCGTATGCGTCACGCAATATGGCAGATGGGTCGCTGTGGCATGTGTCTCCGTGGATAGAGAACATCGAAACTGTTCAACAGTTCTATCAAGCGACTGGTGTCGCTGTGGACGCAACAGTGGTTGCACGCGATGTTGATGGTCTTATGCGTTTGACAACCTTGGATAATGTTCTTCCTAACGAAACGTCGGCACCGCTTGCGGTGGTGGTTTCGAAGGGGATGGCGGCTGACTTGTTGTTGGCTAACTGGGATGTCGTTGGTGGGGGTTACAACAACATAGGTGTTTCATCTATTGATGGGTTGGTTCGGATAGATCAGGGTTCGTCGTTCTTCTATCGCGCCGAGGGGGCCGCTAAGGCCGACAGCGGTTGGAACTGGGCTGCGATGTCCGACATCGACAGCCAAGGCGGGATGTTGGATCAGGCCATGAATGAGAATTATGGGCGCTTGGCGAATCTTGGCATGGGTGACGACCTTACTGCGGAATTGGCACTTCAGGTCGGAAAGATTTTGGATATGCGCTTACAGGCGGGGGGGATGGAGGCGTGGGTTCGCCGGATGATGCCCACTCCTGAAGATGCGTTGGATGAGTTGGACCCGTTTGTTGAGTTCCTTGAGAAGCGGTTGGAGGTTTTGGCTGACCAGTTTGGTTTGGACTTCGTACCAACAGATGATCCTGATTTCCTTAAGGCTGCTTTGGCTCAACGTGGTTTCTCGCAGGAAGTTATTCAAGCGGCTGATGAGGCTGGGACCACGATGCAGTTGTTCCATTACACGGACAATGCGCCACCCGTATCGTTGACTTCCACATACGGGAACAAGGGGGAGGGGTGGTTTGATACAACATTTTTGAATTCGACGCCGGGCAATATGTATTACACATCTTCGGGGACAAAGTATGGGTACAACCTGTTGCTGGATTTGCCTGAAGGTGCGAACAATATCAAGGTTTATGGGCTTGCCTATGGGGCAAGCGAGGCTGATGCGGCGCAGGTGGCTATCAATATTTCGCGGGCGAGTAGCCCCGATGAAGTCAGACAGATTGTAGACGATGCCGTACATGGGGTGCCCAATGTTTCACAGAGTTCTCCTTGGGCAAACACTAAGGGTAAACTCAACGCTCAAGGTGATTACTATTTAGATCAGTTCTCTCGTGTCTATGAGTCGAACCCCCAGTTGGTACGGCAGATGCGTCAGGTCATGCAGGCATGGGTTGCTAGGGGTGACGACGTAGCCCCTGAAGTGGTGCAGGTATTGGATGCGCTGCGGTATGCGGATGAACTGGGGGATGTGCGGGTACCTACTGACATCAGTAATTGGACTACGGAAACGGCAAGTTCTTCTGAAGTTGTTCAGAAGATTGCCGATTCTTCTTATAGGGACCGCATTGAATTCGCCATGTGGTTGCAGCGGGAACAGCCGCTAGACAATAAAAATTTGTCAGAAGAATTTACCAAATACCTTTGGGAGATGGACCCGGACCTCAACCCCGGTGGAGGTGCCGGAGGAAACTTCCACCAAATAGATTCGCGGCGAGTCCAGTTCGGACAGGTAATAAATGCTGCATTCACTGGTGAGGGCGACGAACTTGTAGGCGCTTGGATGGTGGACTTTGCGGATGAGGACGAGGTAGCGAGAGGTGCCTTCGGGTGGGAAGGGATGTTGGAATCCCCCGCAACCGCAGGTCGCGGGGGAGGCCATCAGCAATTGAGGGCCGGAACTGGTGGCGATAGCGGCAAAGACGCAACAATGCGTCGGTGGTATCTAACGCAGTTCAATCAGGAGTTTCAGAATTCGCTGACAGCCGACGGGTATTCTGCCGCGTTCTGGGTGAACGGGGGAACATATGGTGACAGCGTAAACCTTCAGGAGATGAGTAGCGGGGCAGCAAACTTGCATACTGGCAAGTTCCCCAATTTCATGGCTACAAACCCATTGGCTTTGAGGTCAAGGGATGTGAAGATGACGCATCGCAACATCTCCCGTATCGTGGAAGAGGGCGATGTTAGGGCTGCGGATTGGACTGGTGAGGCGGCTGACGAGCAGTTGATGGATGCGTTTGCTGATGCGGTTCCTGACCCGTCAAGTTACGAATCCATTACAGAAACACAGCAGTTCGGAAATGTAACGTGGCGGACCGTCAATCAGAATAAATCGGGGGACCAAGCACATCCGTTCTGGGACGCTATGGGTAACGACCTAGCGAATTCCAACTTAGAGAAGTCTCAATTTGAAATAGAGGAAATCCTTGAAGACGCATATCTAAATACTTATCAGACGGATTCGTCCTACGAACCTGAGACTCAACAGTGGATATATGAAAATGGGCTAGAGGGAGATGCGGTGGGGGGGCAACCTTCCGACATGATAGACGGTCCCGACCTTGCCGTAATGACAGCGGTGCAACAAGCACAAGGGGGTTCCCCTCTTGGCGACACCACGTTCATTGATTCTGCTGCGTTCTTCGAATGGTTCCAAGAAATATCTGAGATGCCCAAACGGACTGTGGGCAGCAACAAGTCGCCAGAGGATCTTCTACAACAGTTGGTTGAACGGCGCGCCGAACTCGTCGCAGACCAGCAACTCGCCACTCAGGCTTATGTTGAAACCGCAGGCCAGATGCTTTCTGAGATGGAACTCAAGGCGGCTAGGGAAGCGATTGAACGTGGAACACCTCCTGATTCGTGGGTTGCCGATCTAGCGGACACTGAAAGGTGGCTTGTCAGTAGCGGCATGGATGAGAAGCAGCGTCAGATCGACGAGGCTTTGGACATGCTGGATCGTTTGGGTGCCCCGGTCGATACTCCGTTGGAGGATCTACCGGATGATTTGATTGAGTTGCGGTTGGCTGTAGGCGCTCTCATTGAGGGTGACAACGCGATGTTGAACCTTGCGTTGGATGAGTTCCAACGCGGCGCTGAGGGGTGGACTGATCTGGTGTCGAAGTTGCCTGACCAGAAGTTGGGCGATCTTCATAAGGTGCCGCAAGCGGAGGAAATGGTTGAGGACATTTTCTTCTCTGGGATGAAATCGTTTGGTCGCTTACAGGGCAATGAGACTCTGGTTGATTCGATGCTTGCGACTGAGATGTTTGCTGCGCGTGGTGGCGCTGCGGGGTTCTTGAGCAAGTACGACAAGTTGCATAATCTTTTGCGTGCTTACATGATTGCGAAGCCGGGGTTTCACGGGCGCAACTTCCTGTCTGGTGCGTTTATGAATCATCTTGCTGGTATGGATTGGTCTAGTTACCGCAAGTTCATGCGTGCGTATTGGAAGTATCAGGAGGAAGAGGCGGTTTCTGCGGGGTTGACGAAGAAGGCTGCGCGGATGCGTAAGGCGATGCGTGGTCGGATGATTGATCCGGGGAATGTAAACAAAGCGGATGTGGAGATTGTTAGGGAGTTGGCGCGGACGGGGAGTTTGGGTTCTGCTTCTGGTCAGGTTGCTTCTGAGTTTGTGGAGTCTTCCGGTCGCGGGATATTGGCTCGCCGGTTGGCGCCGAACGCCAACGTCCGCATCGGTGGGAAGGAAGTCAACATAGTTGACGCCATCAACCCGATGAATACACGCAACGCCCCGTTGCGTTTGTCTAAGAATTTCGGTATGGCAACTGAGACTTTCTTGCGTGGGTCGCTTGGTTTCGACACGTTGAAGAAGGGCGGCAACGCCAGCGAAGCGTTCGACAACATCATGAAGTTCCATTTCGATTACGACGATCTGTCGGACTTTGAACGCAACGTCGTGAAGCGGGTGGTTCCGTTCTATACGTGGACTCGTAAGAACATGCCTTTGATGATGGAACAGTTTGCGCGCCAGCCAGAGGTGTTCAACCGGTACGTGAGTTTGAAGAAGGAAGTTGAACTCATGTCGAAGGACGATGAGGGGGGTGTCACTCCGCGTTGGATGCAACGTCAGGGCGCTATCCGTTTGCCGTGGAAGTATGAGGGTGAGAACATGATGATCTTGCCTGACATGCCGTTCAAGGCTCCGCTTGAACTGCTTGATCCTGCGCTTGCTTTCGATAAAGACCTTGGGATCATGGAGCGTGCGGAGATTGCGTTGGGAACGATTGGTACACAGTTGACGCCGATCATCAAGGCGCCTTATGAGTGGAAGGCGAAGCAGAATCTTTGGAAGGGTTACAGTTTCGATGGTCGCCCGGAGCCTGTACCGACTGCGTATTCGATGATTCCCGGCATGATGAATGGCTTGCAGATACTTGGTATCGCTTCAAAGAATTACGAGGGTGACTGGGTGATGCCAGACCATGCGTTGCATGGCATGGCACAGTTGTTGCCTACGTTCACGGATTATCGGCGGTTGTTCCCTGATGAAGAGAAGTATCAGCAGCGCTCTGTGAGCAATTGGATTTCTTGGTTTGCTGGTATTGGGTTGCGAACGAACACGAAGTGGGAGCAGCAGCAGGAGATTATTTCTCGCCAGTACGACATGCGGGAAGAGCGTGCGCAGGAGCGGGCGTTGAGAAGGTCGCATTTGTAGCGAGGGACAAAGTAGTCTTAGGGTATGGACTACATCTCGCGCGAGGAATGGGGGGCCATCGACACTGGGAAGCGTTTACACGGCTTCTGGCGTCCGGTGCAAGGGATTGTCGCCCATCACACGACGGGGCCGTCACACAGCCCGTGGGACCGTGTGAGAGGACACGACAGGTACCATGTGGAATCCCGTGGGTGGGATTCCATCGCCTACAACTGGCTGGTATCTGGTGAAACGGGTGAGATATTTGAGGGACGCGGGTGGAAGCGTGGCGCTGCCACCCGTGGTTGGAACTCCAAGTCTATTTCTGTTGCGTACATTGGAGATACCGATGATGCGTTCACAGAATCCGGTAAGAATGCGTTTCTTACCGTCGTCGGGGCAATTAGGGAACAATATGGTGACCACCTGTGGGTACGGTGCCATAAGGATTTCTCGTCTACGACATGCCCCGGCGAGAAACTGACAGCGTGGGTCCAAGAAGGGACGCCTGCTGGCGACAAGCCAGCGAACGTGGCTGTCGATTGGAATGGGATTGTCCGCTACATTCTGGAGGCGGGACAAAGCGCCCTTCCTATTAGGAGGGGTTCTAAAGGTAAGTGGGTTGCGCTAGCGCAGAAGCGTTTGAATGACAGGGGCGCGAACCTAAAGGTCGATGGCATTTACGGAGCGAAGTCTCGGAATGCCTGCAAAGAATGGCAATCCCAGTTCGCTTTGAAAGCGAACGGGGTCATTGATTCAGACACATGGAAGGTGTTGTGGACAGCATGATGGATATTATGGAACGCTCTGGTTGGACTTTCGTTCAGGCTTTTCTAGCCGTGTTCGTGATCGGAGATCAGGGAACTTTGAAGGTAGCGTTGATAGCGGGTGCGGCTGCGGCCCTTTCGGTCGTGAAGGGTTACGCAAAGGATCGCCTCGGCTGATGTCAGGGGAGCCTGTAGACGCGGCGTTTGCCAAATGGCATGACGAGTACGGCTATATGGCTACCGAAATCTATAAAGAGATTCGAAAGACTTCGCACCTGTTGGACATAACCGACGGGAATCACGCCAAGTGGAACGAATCCGATCTGGGTGTGCTGATCGTTCTTCCTTACGAACGCGCTATGGCGTTCGCTGCGGAAAATATCGTCGGTGATTTCGACGACAGCCCAGTCCACAACTACGTATTCTCCACCCTGACTGCCCTCATTATGGGCAGCATGGATGCTTTAGACGAGTTGGATTACGACTGATTCGCTGCCATCGGCAGATTCCAAAGGCCGTATTCCCACATCATACCGATGACGGAATAGCCGACCAGATCCACAAACGAATCCGCTAAGGATTCGTTACTGGGTTCATCCGTTCGATTCACTAGATTCTCTATGCGTGCGATCTTGTCGTGCATCCGCACCAAGATTCCGTCACGCCCAAACCGGCTGATGTTCTCGTAGCCGTAGTCGTTTTGCTTGCGCCCAAGCAGCGGAAGTATGGACTCTGCTGTCAACGCAACGCACGCACCAGTGCTGTAGGCGGCAAGCATCGTCGCGCTCGCAAGGCTCTTGAACCATTCCCAAGCAGGCCCGTCGTCAGACCCGTACCATTGCTCCGTCAGCCCGTCGTATTCTTCACGCAGGCTGACGAGCCAGTCCGTGGAACTACTCCACGACGGATGCGACTGGATTGCTTCAAGCCGCGAATGATGGGCCTTGTCTATTTGCCAAGCGCAAAGCCCGGCTGCGCTTTCCCAAGTCTTCGGCTGGATAAGAGGAACTTCATTCTCCACGTAAATACCTCCTGATTGTCGGATCATTTGCTAGATATGTTTTCAATTTGTGCAACAACGCATCACGTTTTCTGGCGACAGTTGTCTTCGGCATTCCTAATACAAACTCAACTTGACGCAGGCTCATCTTCTCAAAAAGCAGGGCGTTGAGTAACCATTGTTCCCAATCTTCCAAATGATTTAGTGCGTTCAACACTATTTCTTGGAGTTCAGCCTGCTCGTCCTTGGAGGTGAGCGGCTCGTCGGGACCGGCCCGCTGCAACGCCTCCATCGGCGTTGCTGGTAACTGACTGTGATTTCCGTAGCGTTGAGAAAGAGAAACTAACGCTATGGGGTCAAAGGAATACTCACGTTTTGCCATCAGTGTCAGTGTAAGTCATGGGTGCGTTGAGGAACTCTTCAGCGATCACGCGAGTATCTTCGCTGTAACCCGAAGGCTCACCCTTCTCCCATGCTTCGTCGTGGTCGATCCACCCTAAGATTTCAACTGCCCGAAACTCAGGCGCAACAGGCTTCACCACAAACAGGGTCAACCCCTTGTCTAACTGGCGCTGCCTCACGGCTGCGCTGGTACTGGTCCTCACCCGACGCACCTCAATGTTGTGCCCAACATCAGGGATGTGCCGGTACTCCTTATGCACGGACTGGTGCCACACATGGCCCGACCAGTATTGGTTAGTGATCTTTGCTACCGCTAACTCTCCGACACAGGCTGCGACCTGCGCCGTTCGGTCATCTTCCATGCGTTTCTTGTCGTAGTAGGGGGCGTCCTTCTTCCCCCAGTTCTCAATGTACCGACGGGCGCCTACATGGGAAGCCCATTCGTATTCCCATGTTTCCAACTCAACGAGGATCATTGTTTGCTCGCTTCCAATTGAACCACAAGCCGGTCGTTCGGGATGATTCCCGCACGTTGGCACCCATCTAGGCACAGTTTGACGTAGTTGTCCAGATCGCCACGCAAAGGAGTCTGCCATTCCGTCAAGGAGCGGACAGTGACGTAAGTCGCTTCTTCGCAAAACGTCATCTCCACCGCAACCGGTCCCTCAAAGACCGGCGGGTCTTCAGGAACAGCGTCGATGTAAGATTTTTCAGCCAGAACGGTTTCTTTAGGCGTGTAGACACGGCCTTTGCGCGACATCCGGGGACGACCCTTGGGCTGCGGTCTTCCGGGTACGACAAATGAGAACTCATCTAACGCTGGCTCTTCGGCTTGCGTCTTGGACAAGCCTTTCGATTTGTCGGTCGCAGTCATGCCTGCCTGTGAACTTGGGTCCGTCTTCCCACCATTGCCCCAATCGTGTGTCTAGGTCTTTCGTCCATGACGTAACGTCCCCTTGAGAGTAACCCGATTCGATCATCGAACGGGCGAACCTGTTGAGGAAGCCGTGCCGACCACGGCCAGCACCAGTACCACGATAGTACGGGACGGGACCATTCTCGTACATCTCCGCTGATAGCCCACGCAAGCGTGAGCCATCCACGTTCATTAGGGGTTCCTTGCTGTAGTCCCGCTTGGGTGGCAGGTCTGGGTAGATGGGTTCCGGTTCCTGATACAAGGCGGCAGCCGCCTCCAGCGTGGCTGTAGGCGTCCGTCCTTGTTCTGCGAGGATGATGAAGTCGAATAGATCCAACCATTCCTCGTCGGTTTCGCTATCGCTGCTGCTATCTACGACAACCTGCCGATGCTCAGGACGTTTACCACCATACGGTAAGCGCATGTAGTTGCCGGGTGGACCCTTCAACGAATCCTGTTTCGGATAGACGGCATCGTAAGGAATGTCGGCAAGGTCAAGCGCCGCCTTCATGGCGCGGCGCATAGTCGATGCCTTCACCCAGTCCTTGTTGAATACCCAAACGTGATAGCCCTTGCTGCGTGAGCGTTCCAACCAGCATTGAATGTCCAACGCACGCAAAATGTTTTGAACGCTTCTTGCGTAAGTCAGGGAGTCATCGCCTTCGTCGATGTCGATGGAACCCCACCGGCACATCCACAGGTCTGGCTCCATCTCCACGTAATAGCGGTTATCATCAATATCTTCACGCCATGTATCGGAGCCGCCCCGTTCATAATGGGGGTCGTAGACCATCGGATAAATCCCGATCATCTCTTCGCCCGATAGGTGCCGCTCCAATAGCGTGTCGTCAACGTCTGCCCACCGGCAGCCACCGGCGTCAGTCCCGTAGGCAAGGTTGAACCCGATGAAAAGGGTTCGCATCTGTGAAGCAGGAAGTATCTCATTCATCCAGAATCATCTGCTCCCATACGATCCCCGGTTCCAACAACCTTCCGCTTGCGTCGATGGTCAGGTTGACTTCCGCTTTCTCTCCATCGCCTGACTTATTCTTCCACAAACCCGCACTGATTTCATTTTCATAGTGCGTCCGCTCTGCTTCATCCATGTTGGTGTCATCCCACCTGCGCCACGTTTCAATCAGGAAGTGGCTTTCACTGGTGGATGCGTAACGCCCGGCTTCGATGCCACCGGCCCGGCCACGGTTCCCTGAACCCCGGCCAGACTGATGCAAGATCACGCCTACGACACGCCAGTCAGATACCAACTGCTTGAACGATTCGATCTTGGCTTGCACGCTGGCCGCATCGCCAGAGCCTCCACCCCGAATCAACTCCAAGTAGTCGTACACCAGCACTTCGGGTCGTTGCCCTTCCCACAACTCAACTGAAGCGATACGCATGGCCTTGTCGATGTCGTCAACGGACATGCCTGTGGATTCAAAGTGCAGGTTCGTTTCGTCACGCATGAGTTGTTCGACACGTTCCCAAGCGGTCGGGTCTTCCCTGATGAGGCGACCGATCCAATCCTTCTGGTCGATCTGCATACGTATGGCTGCGTATCGGCCCCAGAACATTGTTTCGGTTTCATCTGGACTAACCCACAGGGTGCGGTGGTTGCGGTTGCGGGCCACCATGTTCAAGGCCAGCAGCGTCTTGCCTGTGTGCGAGCGACCGATAACGGTCACCAACTGACCGGCGCGTGCCCCACCCAAGGTGGCTTCATCGAACACCCGCACTCCGAAAGACCATTCGCTGCCGGAACGCAGGTCATGGCGCATACGCCTGACTTGCTCACGCTTCGGTGTGAATAGTCTTTGCAGGTCTGCTGCGGATATTCCCTCTATTTCTGCTGGAGGCTGCGAGGGTGCCGGGGTCGGGGCATCAACGGATGCCCCTTCCCCGGCCCGTGCGTTGGCGACTCGCGTCAACGCTTCCTCCAGACTGAGTTCCTCAGCCACCGGCCTTAGCCAGCCAGCCCTGCGGATCTACAGGGTCGGGGCGGTCACCCCAGTTGAAGGAAGTGTTCTTCACCAGAGCAGCGAAGTACCCACTCTTGCTGGACAAGGGATGGTTGCCCTCACCCTGACCCAAGAAGGGGCTACCGTCTGCATTGACGCTAACGCTCTTCTTGATTTTGAAGTCACCAAGCCCGCACTTGCCGTTCTTGGTAACCGGGATGTCCTTGTTCTGCAATGCTTCAGCCCAGTAGTCGGCGGGGAACTGGCGTGTGCCACTCCCGAACAACTGCCGGATCGCCTGATTGCACAGGAACATGGAATCCTTGCCAGCGAATGCAACGCCAGCGTTCTGTTCTGCTTGCCAGATCGCAAGCACCTGACCGTACTCTTCGTCAGCCACGTACTTGGATTCACCGCCTCCGCTGTATGCGGGTGCGTTTACCTGCGTTGCTCCGGGGAACGCCGCAGTAACTGTTTCAACGACAGCAGCCTCAGGTGCGCTGGCGATTTCAGCGCCAGCGCCTCCAACCAAAGTCTCCTTGATGCCCGAAAGGGAATCAGCGAGAGCCTTAGCATTTTCAATAGCCATCGTGACGGCTACGCCGTCTGGGTTGTTTGCTAACTCGGCGGCAGCGAGTTCGATGCCACCCTTGAGGCAAACTTGCGCCTCAATACTTGCCCGCTCATGCGGACTCATGGGCTTGAAAGCCATAACTATGCGCCTCCTTGCGTTGCGCCTTTACACCGTGCGAAATTTTCGCACCATTTGCTAGAACACCACCAACCGTTATCACCCAACGGGTACGGACCCGTCTGAGTTTCCAACAGTCGGCAGAGTGCCAACACCTTTGTACGTAACCAGTCGAAGTGTGACCCGTCACGCACTAGATCCATGCGACCTACACCCTTGGGGTGCATGACCGCATACGAGAAGTTGGGGATGCCCATTGCGTAGCAGTACGCAATGGATTGGACATCCCATCGTTCGTACTGCCAAGCGTCCCTGCTGTAGTCACGACCGGGGAACTTCCAATCCCATAGCCGATCTTCTTCCACGAGGTCGATGGTGCCTGTCATGCGGACAACACGTTCGTTGTCTTCGATGAGTGGCACATCAAAGGTGTGTTCAACCATCACCGGCTGCAC